TTGATGAAACATATAAAGTAGGAACATTGGCACCAAAATCTCTAGCTAATATACCCGCATATCTAAAAGTATCTTGAGATTGTAGTGCTTGAGAAGCAGTTACATTTAATATCCTATTTACATCCTCAAATCCAAAATCTCCATCTATAATTAGTGAACCTGTTAAGAATACAGATCCTGTTATTTCTCCCCTATCTGTTAGTTGATTACCTAAAAAAAATTCTGAGTCAGCTGCAAAAGAACCTCCTATTACGGCACTACCCGTTACAGATAAATCACCACCAATTCTAAATGATGCACTAATATCATTCTGTTCTTCAATTTGTTTACGAGGAATTAATACTGCCATTATACTTCTGCTATTTTACCTTTTACTATAAAATCATTAACATCTACATCATTTGGTAAACGAGTAATACTTTCTGTAAATGTAATTACTATATCATTTACAATCACATCGATCACATAACGGTCTTGTGGTTGTTTTACTCCATATAAGTATATGTCTATGTAATCTTTCGTAGTATCAACCTGTAAATCATCTATAAGAAATCGTTTGTTTCTTAAATATAAAATAAATATACCATCATTAATTACTTCTAATTCAGTTGGTTGGAACTCATATAAAAATGTATCAGTATTGACTTTTAAGACAAAATCTCTAAACCCCAATCTATCCCTCATTTTTAATGATGTTCCTACTACTATATTTGGTAATTGTCTTGCCATTTTTTTATTTTAATTTATATTTTCAACATCTCCTTTTATCTTAACTTCATCAGTATCCTCTATATCGTATGGATTTCCAAATCTATCAAATGTAGGAAAATTATTCTTTATTAATTTTACATATAAATCATTATCTATTTGCTCAACTATATAATCTCTAGTTGCTATAAATAATCCGTTGATAAATATATCAAATCTTGCACTATGTTTTCTTAAACTGGTTATTTTAGGTGAAATTGTTTTTATTCTCACATTTTCTACTCTAAAAATCCAATAGAAAGGATGGTTTTTATCAAAAGGTTGAAATATGAACTCATTTGGTTCATTTATTTCTTTCATTATATTTTTTAACTCAGTTACCTTCATAGTTCTATAAATTTTCCAGTTATTGCAACTTCATCGTTTTCATCTAATGAAAATCCCAAATTGATAAAAGTAAAATATATTTCTTTAGTTGAAGGCTCATATCGGTATGTATAATTTGCAGGTGGTATAAAATCACCATTTATATAAACTCTAAACCAGTTATCAACATCAAATGAACCTCTTAATTCAATAGGAAGTTTTGGAAGTTTTACATTTACTAATTTAACAATATTTTGACCCATAATAATTAAGTTTATTCTCCTTCTACAAATATCGCCAATTGTGATCCTCTAATTGCTATAAAATCTATAACTTGTGCATATTCGTTGTATAGTAGTGGGTTTGAAAATAGATCCCCACTAACATCAGTTTCAACTCCAAATATAATTCTTTTTTTAGAAAATACTTTTTCAACTGTTGGTATTTCATTAAATGTTTCAGGTAACAAATATGCATTTACAACCATAGTAAATGCTGTACGAATAATCCTCTCTGTACCTTCACCCACTTCCTGTTGTGTATCAAATGAGTCCACCCTTACTCTAAACTTATACCCATCATCTTTACCCCAATATCTATCGGTTGCGTACTGATATGCTTCCACAATTTTATTCATGTGTTCTGTGAATGATGACCATATCATTACTTCATAAGTTACCGTCACATACGATGGAACCCTTACATTATATACTTCATATACAGGTTTTGCTCCAACTTGAAGTGAGAACTTTTCATACCTATTTTTTGCAGAATATTTTTGATACGATGGCATTGATAATGCTTCCTTAAAATGTTGGATTGAACTATCTCTATCTATGGAGTTTCTCTTAAACATTATTAGAGGTATCTGTATCTTACCTCTTCCATCTCTTAAATACCCATCTTTTCTAGCATTCTTCCACCTTTCAGCATTTCCGTATATAAGTGGAACCTTAACAACATTTCCGTTTTCTTCTACTGTTGGAATGATAACTTCACTCATATACTCCGCTATGGTAGTATCTATATCAATAAGACTAACCCCCTTTACATATTGGGGTTCTATTGGTATTTGATTTGCTCTATTTATATTTTTTTTCTCCATTACGCAGTTCTCTCTTCAGTTTGTATAGTTGTTCTTCTACTCATAAATGTAGAGCATATAATAGAAAATTTCTCCTCAGGTCTACCACCGATTAACTGGTCTTCTCTCACATTATCAACTTCAAAATAAGCATTGTTGTGAAAAATAATATCCCCAATTTCAGGATAAAATCCAGCACCCTCTAATGTAAATCGATTAAAACGGAACTGAACTCCTTGAGTAGTATCCGAACCAAACCCCTCATACTGAACGGCAGTATCATCTCTCTCTATGATGGTATTTAAGGTGACTGGAGAGTAGTAGGTTTTATTTAATGCTTCACCATACAAATTAGTTTTACTCTCTTCTACGATGAGTTTATATAGTATTACAGAGGTTGTAATAACATCATCCACTAATTCTCTGGATATATCCCTAAAAAAACGAATATCTCTATCTAAACTAAAACGAGCCATATATTAACCTATGTAAATTGCCAACGGTATTTTTTGCAACATTTCTTGCATTTGTTGTGCTTCTGTATTTCGGTTCTCAAACTGAACCTTTCTGCTTACCTCTTCCAAATTTTCTCTCAATTGAGTCATTAGGTTTTCCTTTTCAGTTTGTGCCTCTGCTCTTAAAGCAGCTCCATCCAAACTTATCTCCGAACCTGGAATTGGAACGGTTGAATATTTTTCTCTAATAGCACCCAATAATTCTTTAACCAATGCAAGTGTGTATTTTCTAATCCATTGCTTACCAACATCGTTTATATTTCTATATTGTATAAAATCATACTTTATATCGGAATAATCAGATACTACATTTGGAGTTACCCTTACAGAATTTTGTGTAAACTCCTCTCTAACCATATAATCAAAAAATAACTTCGTCATCGTTGTAACTGATGATGGTATTGGGAATATTTGTAATTTATTATTTACGATATTAAATGTATGTGCAGATTTACGGAACTGGTCATTAAACTCAATTGCCTGTATTCTTAACATATCTTCATAAATTGGCATTAACACAAATTGTGCTGCTGGGGAAAATGAACCAAACCCAAACTCATCAATAAGGTTTAGAGTTCCCTGTCCACTTACGGAATAGGGATCAAAGAAACGATTGATAGCAGGTGTTGCTTCGTAATAAACCCTCACTACATCAATCTGCTTTCCACTTTCGGATACATCAGCAAATAACTCATTCAAGTCATATTCCTGCTGTCCAGTCACTAAATCTATACTTCCCCTTTTAATATCTATATTACCACCTACTCCAGCTAATGTACCATAACTATCTGATATGTTGATTATAGTGGAAAGGTTATTACCTTGTACTAATTTTTGAGAATAGTTAGTTCCAGTAGGATTTCCAACTACATTACTCAAATTGTTTCTAATGTTGAACTGATTTACTTGAGCTCCATATTCAGATACAGACTCCTCAAAGCATGCATAGAAGTTTTCATCTATTAACTCTATATTTTGTATTGGATATCCCAATCTTCTAGCACACCATAAGGAAACTTTAGGTGCATCTTCTCCAAATATATAATCATTATCATATATTCCAAATGGAGTTTGACCTGGAAAAAATGATGATGATCCAGGATATATCATAGGTTCGTTCATATAGATAGTTTTATTTATCTATAAATATAAAAAATTAAAAGAATGATTATTTAGAAAGGAATTAGTTCTTTATTTTAAGCATCCTATGCTACTTGCGTTACTGTCACAATTACCGATGGTGTTGCTGGTCGTGTTGGAGTTGATTGAGTTCCCTTATATTGCAATTGTCCGTTTGCCGTTGTTTTTGACCAATACAATTCTACATAACTTCCGGATGTAATTGGAGTTAAGAAGTTTAATGCTGCCACTTGGAATCCACCACCACTTACCTTT